ACCGCGGTTACTCAAAGACCTTCCAGTGTAGCTGACTATCGAGGCCTTTGCGGCAGCCTGGGATGAATGCATCTCGGCCGTCGCTCGGGCCAGGGGGCTGTCAGATCCAATTTGGGTCTAGGCTGAGTACCCCCTACTCCCGCGACCCGGTAGCGGGTCAACCTTTTAATCGACAAGTCAAGGTCAACATGCTCGACGCTTCTGTCTCCCTCCACGATGCTTGGTACAAGGATTGGGGGAGGCCGAATAAGACAGAAATGACGACCGTGGCTATGTTCGATTCGGTACAACCGCCATCATTCTTTCACAGCAGCTTCCGTAATGAGTTAGCTGGAGTGGTTAGGCGGGTGATTGCCGAAGATGGAACCTGGTGCGATACAGAGACGCACGAGTGGGCCACGCTTCTACTTTGCCGTGACGCTTTCATTGAGCGTTACATTGAGCAATTTGGGAAGCGCGGGGCCCGACCAATCCCTGAGATCCTTAAAAGGTATAGAGGTCTCAAGCGATTGCGTTACTCTCAAGCTTACGCGAGAATGACTGAGCCGGGTTTTGTCCTTAAAAGAAGGAACTCGAACCTCAGGGCTTTCGTTAAGAATGAGAGGCATAATGATAACGGGAAAGAAAAACCGCGCATCATCCACGTCCCGGATGCGGTTTACGCTTTACGATTGGCGTTCTATCTCAAGAACCTCGAAGCTTTCATTTACACTTGGCAAAGCAACGAGACCGTTTCGAAAGGACCGGTTTGCGTTAAAGGCTGGTCTAATTTTAAGAAAGCATCTGTTATCAAACGCTACACGGAGTTGTTTAGTGGACCATACACAGTTATATCCATTGACGCCTCCGCTTTCGATAGCCATGTACGACCCGAGATGCTAGATCTAGAGCATTCGGTTTATACTGGCGTATTTGAACCCGGACACGACGGCAAGTCGCCTCTAGCCGAATTCAGGAAAATTCTTGGATGGCAATTGGCGCGCAAAGCGAAAACATCCCACGGGATCACGTACTCCATGACAGGGGGGCGTGCCAGTGGTGATATGAACACTGCCGTCGGGAACGTTGTCATCATGACTTTAATGGTTATGGCCTATGGTCGTATCCTGCGCGAGATTGATCCTACTTTTAAGTATGACACTCTTGGTGATGGTGATGATGTTCTGGTTTTCATGAGTGTGTGTCATGAGAACCTGTTTAAGGCCCATCTTCATAGGGTCTTTGGCATTTTCGGGTTTAAAATGCGCATCGACAAAGTAGCACACAATCTTCACGACATCCTTTTCTGCCAGCACAACGTTGTGTTGCTCGGACCTCGGATGACCCCCCATTTCGTCAGGGACCCACTGAAAACTATTCGGTGGTCTTTGGCGACGACACGTCTTGCTGATCACAAAACCCGCGTGTCGCGCGTTCTATCCATTGGTTTATGCCTTTGGAGTATTAATGTGGGGGTCCCGGTCCTTGAGGCCTATGCTCTTGCTATTATCCGCATTTGCGGGCATTATGCAATTGAGCAGCCTACGAGCGACTCAATCGAACACTACCACCTCTCGAGGATTAAGTCCCAATTTGGACTTGAGACCCTTGAGGATGTGCAGGCCAAACTCGTCGAAATTTCAATGACAGACAAAGTCCCAACGAACTTCTCTGTCTCTGATCGTGTCGAGTTTGCAAAGGCGTTCCCTGAATTGGACCCAGGGACGCAAGTCGTATATGAAGAAGATCTGAGCACCTGGATGTTCAATATGTTTGATGATGAATTCGTCGTGCCCTTCCTTTAGAGCCACTTCATCTTACTCTTGAACCCAGAAGGGGGTGGTCTCGCATCGGCAAGGGCCGATCCACCCCCATCGGTATTATGCCTAATTCTAAGAAACAACGTAGTACCAACCGTCCCAACACATCCCGCGCTGTGCAGCGCAGGGTGACGGCGCCCATCGCCCGGGCGTCGATGATTCGTCGAAAGTCGGCCTCCATGCATTCAAGCAATGGGGGCTTCCGAGTCAAAAAT